GACAATTTTCAAAGATTTGACAACCCGAGGAAATTTGCCTGCTATTGTGGGGTTGCCCCATTTGAACATACTTGTAAGTGGCAATCAAAAATGTTTATTTGGACAAATGAATATCGTTAACGAATGCAGTCCCAATCTTGTATCTTTTTCAGTGGATTGTTGTTAATTAGATTTGCTTTCTAAACAATCAAATTAGACAGATTGACGTTAATAGTTAAAATCTTCCCTTTTCCCCTGTTTTGATAATTCACATAAATTTTGTACATTTGAAACGGCATAGATTTCCTATCTATATATGTTGGATAGATTGATTTCAAAGGGTATTAAGGATTCTTGTCGGGTTGCTTCCATAGGCAAGGCCTTAATGCCCTTTTTCTTTTAATTCGGCCTTGGCATTGATCCCTAAATACCTGTTGAAAGAGGAATATGATATATAGAATTGATTCTTGATCAGATTCTCATAAATCCATTTTTGCGACTTTCCTTTATTCTTGTTCTCCAGCACGATCGCTTGGATTTGAGTGATCTTACTTAGTAAATTTGAATTGTCGTACCCCATATATGAATCATTTTTAGCAAAGATACACTTTATAAACAAAAAGGCATAGGCTTTTTGTCGTAGCCTATGCCAATATAAACCGTTTACCGGAATGTCCGTTTATTCTTCAAAAGAAACAATTGCCCCAATACCTTTATTTCTTAAAGGCATAGCAATAAAACGTTTATCAAAACCAACGATCGTCCCGCGTTCCAGGGGATCGTCCTTTCTTACATACATGTACAATTGTCCATCGGATTTCATGACTTCATCCCCTTGGAAGGCAAAGGAACAAAAGTTTTTGGACGCGGTCGCATTTCCGAAAGGCACTTTCTTCCATCCGCCCCCGCTTCCTGATTTGTCATATTTGGGCATTCTGGAATATTGTAACATGTTGAAACCGGCGAAGTTGAAAGGCTTACCATCTTTCATGTCCGTAAGGTTCTTAAACAGTGTAACATCCTGCCACAACAAATCGGAAACATGTTGTGGTGACAATACCAAATAACGTTTTTCCAAAGGGATGTCAACCATGTCAAATCGTCTCTTTAACTCTATGATATCCATGTATGAAAGCATTTTTCGATTACCATAAGCATCACCTGTTGTTTGTATGATAGGCGTAAATTCGCTATCCTCATCCGGCGCAAACGCATGAGCCGCCTTCTCTGATGTTTTGGCCTGTAAGGATGATCTATGTCCACGAATAACGCTTTCCAGTTGATCATAGGAATATTCTATAACTTCAGGCCTCCGTACCAACGTGTTTTCCGTCTCGAACTTATCCAGTTCTATAGAAATTGGGGTATCAACTCTTTGAACAACCCGGATCGGATATGTGGTATTATTAATCAATACTTTAGGATCTACTCCGGCCTCTGCCAGATTGATTTTGTCATTGTCTACCAATTTTGACAAATCGTGTGCGTATTTCAAAAATGAACTATCAGGGTAAAAACCTTCTAATATCTGTCTGATCCAGACTTCTGTGTGTAAATCTGCCATTTTATTTATTTGTTTTTATGGTTTGTAATGTTATTTATTCATTCTTTCTCTGCTGACTAACCTTTCATACAATTCCGGGTTGTTCTTCAAAGTTTCCGGCGCATGTTTTCTGTAATCGTCCAGAGTCCATGCACGCCTGTTCCCCTCTTTCTTTCCCGCCATGTCTTTGATTTCCTCCGACAATGCTTTACGATCCGGCAAAATGCTGGTCAAGCGGATAAACATATCAAGGTCTTTTTTGGCAAACTCTTTGAGTAACTGTTTGTCTTGAAAATTGACATAATACAGTTTAGCCCGGATTTGCTCGAAATAGTCGTTGACTTCCTTCTCTAATTTTCGTTCATGCTCGGCATTCAATTTGTCCAGATAGTTGTCAAATGCTTCCGGAGAATTGCACCCCATACTTAACAGGCTCTCATAAGAGGATTGGTCTATGACTCCTTTTTTCAAGGAGGTATCCAGCTTTTCCTTTACCCCGTCCGGGGTTTGACGCTCTTTTACAAGCTTTTGAACTTCCTGTATAATCTGTTCTTCGGTCGGATTTTCCAACCCCAAAATAACAGCAAGCCGTTGTAATAAATCCATGTTGTTTAATTTTAAATTGTTAGTAAAATTATATTCGTCTGATATTCGTGAAAATATGTCGTTAATCGAAAGGTTTTTGAACTCGCTTTTACGGGTTGTAGGAATAATGCCGTCGATTAATCCGGCTTCTTTGGCTTCTTCGGAAGTAAACCACGTTTCATTATTCATCAGCATCCCTATTTCATCGGTATTTTTCCCCCTTCTGGCTAAAATGGTTCGAAGGCTGCCCCTGATATGGGATATTGAGTTCTTTTCCTTGTCATTCAACTTGTCGGTATCTTTTCCGATCAAATACGGATCATGTATCATCAGCCTGGCATAATCATACATGTAAACGTTGTTTCCACACACGGCGATCACCGCGGCCATGCTTGCCGCAACCCCGACCACATACACGTTGACCGGAGTTTTCATGGATAACAGAACCGAAACGATGGAATATCCCTGTGATACATTGCCGCCTGGGCTGTTTATATGCAGGTCTATCGATTCAAATTTTCCATCCAATGAAGCCAAATCACTAGCGAACTTATCACCGTTAATGTCAGAACCAATAGTTCCAAATAACCGAACGGTTGTTTTTGTGTTGTTGTCATTCATTTTATTACTGTTGAATATTGTTTTAAATTACTTCAGAATCGATTATCTCTCTGTCGGTGGCGGTCTGTATCTCCTTGGATTTTTAAACCGTCTTAGCGACTCTTTTCCGCTTTGGGGCAATTTCTTTTTTGAGTTCATCTATTAGTTCTTTAGCATCTGCCGCCTTTTCATATTCTTCATGTTTGATGAATATTTGCAGGTAGCCTTCCAATGCTTGTATTTTTAATATCGTTTCTTGTTTTTCCTTATGTTTTTTATGCATGGCTTCGAACTGCTTTACCGTTCGCTTTACTTCTTTCAATGATTGAGCGGATATGGCTTTCTTTACCGTGCCCCGTTCCTTGCAAAAAGAATCCAACTTGGCTATGTTCATCGCCTTTTCGTCCAAATCACCGGGAACAATGATTCCCATTTCATAAGCCAAATGCCAAATATGGCGTATTACTTTGGTTCGCTCTTGTGAATCTTCCAGCCAATCTATTAAATACTTGGCTTCTTGCAAGGTCATTTCCCGGCTGCTTTCCGTCCGACCTTCTGTGAAGCTGTGTACAATCTCCTGTTTGCTATCCATCAAACCTAATTGCCCTAAAAGGGTGTGGATCTTCTTTAGTTGGGGTGTCGTTATCGTTCTCATGATTGTTTATTTCCATTTATTTTTACTTGTTCTGAAGAAATAAGCATTTCTGTAAGAAAATCTAACATGTGATCCATTGCATACTTATTGGATGACAAATAATCTACATGTTGACTTCTTAGCACTAATAATAGATCCTGATATATAGAGATTAATTCTTCTTCTGGTTTTGTAAGAGAGCAATCAATCTCAATTATCAATTTATTTTTTTCAAATCGTACCATATTTCATTATTGTTGCTTATTGATTATTTTATTTAAAGATTCTATAACCCGCCTCAAAAAGTATAAATGCTCTGTATCATCCGTACAGATAGTATCCGGATGATCAATCCGCATTTCTGTGAACCTCATAAATATGTAACTAAGGCTATTACTCAATTCAATTAAAGTAATATCATCCGTTATAAAATCAATAAGCGGCTTAAAATCATATTGTTTCATTACAATTCCTCCCTCATCACCTTTTCCAAATAAATTTCATTCATCAAATCCCCGAAACGTTTATTCCGTTTCAATTCCTTTATGCGTTCAGGGCTATTGATCCCGTTCGCCCGACATATTTCATCGATTTCTTTCGGTTGCAGCCCAACGAACGTATGCCAAAGGTTGATCCGGCGTAGGAACTCGGCGTAACCTTCTTTCTCTTTAGCAGCGAACTTCTTCATGTTATCTTTGAAATAGGGCATTCCGGCCAATATTACGCCACAGTTCCCGGCCACCTTGTCACGAAGCACATGCAGGTAAAGTATCATCGTCTGGTTCAGTTTTCCGGCCTCATCGATGATGATAAGCGGGTTCTCCAGCTTGTTCAGTTCGTCAGCAGCCCGGTTTATCATCTCGTTCAGGTTACTTTCGAACGGATAGGCCAGTTCCCGGAGCAATGCCAGGAAGAACTGACGAGGGCTCATCGTCTTGTCATAGCAGACATAGAAAACGTTCTTACGGCGGCTGTACGCGCTAATCGCTGTTGTTTTGCCCATTCCGGTATCAGCGACCAACCCGACCATGAAATGATATTTACGGGCTTTATCGCAGATTTTGAACGTCGATACAAAATCTATCGTTGAAAACAGATTATCAACACTGTTCCTATTGCAGAAATTCCAGATACGCAACAACATAGGGTTAGATAGTTTTTCCCATTTTTCCGCTTCCAGATTGGATAACGTAGCGTCACTGATACCGGATTTAACCGCAAATTCCGCCTTGCTGATCCCCTTTTCTTTACAATATTGGTTCACAGCCTTTTTAATCTCGACCTTTTCAGGTACATTTGCAATTGCATTTTTCATTTTGTCTCTTTATTTGGGATGGAATGCCAACCCGGTACTACTGCGAATAGTATCGGGTTATTCTTCGTCCTCATTTAAATATTTATTTATATCAAACTCTCTGATTTCCTTCTCCGTAGCAAGAAAAGGTGATTTCCGGCGCTTAGTAGCCTTGCGGTCAGCCTCTTCCGGATCGTAACACTTAACCTCTTTCACTTTTGGAAAGCTGGTAACGTTTTCCAACCGTACGCCTTGCCGTTCCAGTTCTCGGCTCAACTCGCCGTTTCGCTCGAATTCCTTTATCAAATCCTTGTCGTTCAATTTCGGATTGATGGAGTAGGCCGCATCCTTATCAATGGAATAAGCTTTTTTGGCGATGCCTTCAAATACGTTTCTATTTTCGGCCTTAATACCACTCAAACGGCCTTTGTGCTTGAATAACTTAATCTTATCCTCTTCCGTCTGGTCGGCTATCGCCCCATGTATTTTCTGTTTACGGGGGACGGTTGCTATATACCGGTCTGTCTTAATGTCAAACAGGTATATTTCATCAAAATTCACGTAACGAACGTTTACATCCTTACCGTTCAACTCGTTAAACAGGCTTGCCCGTAATTGGAACTCATACTTTACACCCTCACGTGTGATATTGATCTGGCCTCTGTCTACTTTGTATTTGGCCGTCCGGGTAAAGAGTTGTAAACGGCTTATCAAGTCCACTTGAACGGTATTTGGAGTTAAACCAGCCTCGTACCGTTCGTTACGTGTCATGCCGTCTTTTCCTTTAGCCTCGTTGTAGTCCGTGATACATTTTACCGCTATCATCGTGATTTGTTCGGCTGTAAGCCAGTTTCCGGCCTTTTGGTACTGATCCAGCAGTTCCTGAGAGGTGCGCCCTCTCGGATTCTTGGTTCTGACACCTTCCCCGATATAGCCAGGCATTCCCTTACAATGTTGTTCGCCAAAAGTTTTGAAACTCCGTTCAACCAGTGATTTATAACGGGGATTGCTTGAAACTATCCACCGTGTACCGGCATTCTTTTCGAGTGCAGTTTTGAAATATTCCGCCTCGGCCGTCTTGTTGAACGAATGGTTATCCGAAACGATTTCCAAAGGTAACACACCTGTATTTTCAACGGCGTTCTCTATACCTTGCAGGATTGTTTCCGTACTTTCACTCGGTGCTATCTTATAACCCACGATCTTACTGCTGTGAGCATCAATCACCCAAAAGAGGGTAAGCTTCCGGAAACCTTCCATATAAAAAGGTAAATCCCAGCCGTCAACCTGCCATTGCAGGTTCGCTTTTGTGGCTCTCTCCATTGAGGTATAAGGTAATTTATTGTAATGATAATCATCACTACCATAACTGTCCGCGAAAACACTTGGGGTAAGTTCCTTTACCCAATTCTTTATTGATGAAAGAGATGGTTCCTTACGGTTATTTTCACGAGCTAACTCGCATATGGTCCGATGAATATATGAACAACTGTATTTCTTGCCACTACGAAGTAGTTCGGCTACCCAATAGGTGTAAACCTCATCATATTTATTACATGGGGGAGTTCCGTTATACTGGTGAACCAAAAGACGCTGAATACCCTCATTCTTGCATGTGTTGATACATGGGTTCATCCGGTTGTAGGCATATCGATTAGGGTACAGGCGGCAATAGGCTTTCCAAACGTTCCGTAACGGGAAGCGACGGTGTTTGTATTCCTTTCGTGCTGCCAGTATTTCAACCCAAACGGCATGATGGCGGGCATACTGTAACGCCTTATCATTGGGAATACCTGATTTCTTATAAATCTCCATATATGGGGCAAACCCTTTGTTATATGCCCGTTCCAAGCGGATATACATTTGAGTGGTTCCTTTATCGCTTGCCTCTTGTTTGGCTAATTCAATCAAATCCTCTTTTTTGGGGAGCTTTTTGCGGGTTGGCGTAGGTATTGTGTCATACTCTATGTATGAGTGATTATTTAAAATCAGTCGTTTACCAATATTTCTTTTTCTCCAATTGGCTATGGAATTTTCAGATATTCCATAATTCGTAGAAAGAAGAGATAAAGATAGATATAGACAATTATCTATAATTCTGATTTGGCACATAGTTATATAATTCTTTTTAGCAACTCTTTTTTCTTATCAGATAATTCAGCCAATAATTCCAATAATGCAAATTCCACTTTGTTATTATTACTTTTTCCATTCAAATATCTGGATACGGCAGCGAGACTAACTCCTGCACGTAGAGCTATCTCTTTATGATAACCATTTGGAAGTTTTTTTTTAAGATTATCTCTATCAATCATATTTTCGTATATTTGCGATTGTGTTCATTTTTACATCGCAAATGTAATGACAATTTTCTATATACACATCGTGCATATATAGATAGTTATCATTTTTAACTATTTTAAAAGAAATATATCATCATGAGTACATTGACAGAAAGATTACAAATTTACATGGATTATAAAGGATTAAATTATAACCAAGTCACTGTACAGGCAGGATTATCCGTTGGGCAAATAGGTAAAGCTATTAAAACAAATAAAGGATTACATTCTGATAGTATAGAGAAAATTCTCAACACATATCGAGATTTAAACTCAGAATGGCTTTTAATAGGAAGCGGTGATATGCTTAAAAGAGAGAATAAAGGCGATACCTTTATGAACCCCTTAAATGAACCTCAGGTGAACCATTCAGTAAAGATGCCGGGGAATAATTTCGCAAGCATGTCACAAACAAACATATTTTCAGATATTCCTTATGATGTTGAAAAACAAATTGAAAATTTAAAAGAACAATTTGACGTAAATGATGCAAAACTATTATATCATTTAAGTATCAATGATTTAAATAGAAAGGTGGTTGTGATGAAAGATAGATTAAAAAAGACTTACAACAGTTATTTCGTATTGAAAAAAATAGTTGATGGATTAAAACAAAGCCCAAAAACATTAAAAACTCCTTCAAATTGGGATGTTTTTGTAAATATACAAGAACCCAAACTAAAGAAAGTCCTTGATACGACTGAAGATAAAAAATTAAAAGCTATATATCTTTATCTGCATCTAGAACGAGGGCTTGATATAATGTTAACAGCAACGAGAATAGCGATACAATTTCTTGATATTCATACAAAATATGAAAATTTCAATAAAGAGTTAGGCATATAAGAGTCATAAACCAATCTAAATATAAAAAGAACTACTTTGTTGAATTTCTATGCAGGGGTAATGCAGGGTGTGATTAAAAAAGAACCAAACTGCAAGTTAAAAAGCTAAGATTAAGACAAGAAAATGCTTGTATTTGTGAATAAATGAAAGTTGAATTAAAGTGTAGCTTCGATTTTGACTAATAAAAAGGCTAAAAATTCAACTAAAATTCAATCTGATTAACCACCCCATTGCCTATGGTTCTTTCGTAGAAACCTTTCTTGTGTATTTGTTTACAGTCTGTTACATGGTATTTTTACTAACTTTCTTTATTAACTAGGGACTGTCGTTAAATTCCGTCATTATGAGTCAATCGGCAGACTGTCCCGGTAATTTTTCCGATCGAACTCATCTTTTTATATTTTCGGCTCCGTTTCGGAGCCCCTTTTTTCATTTTTGGACCCAACTGGAGCCAATACTCCAGTGAAAGGGCCGTTTCTCACTCACCTCGAACATCAGGCAGCCTGGGCAATTTCGTTTACTTCCCGCCGGACGAGCTGTACTGCATTCGCCGTGTGGATGCCAAAGAAGATGTACAGGATTTCGGTCAACTTCGTCCTTGCCTTGATGCGTTTCAGGCCATAGTGTTCCTTCTGCGTTCCGAACGAGCCTTCCATCCTCGTTGCCCTTATCCTCGCCAGCTCGTTGCGGATGATGTCGTTCTCTTTCTTTTCCAAGGACGGACGGCCACGCTTGACGAATGACGTCTGTATTCCTCTATCCTTGCAGTACTCCCTGTTGGCGCTGCCGGCATAGCTTGCGTCTCCTCCGGCCTTCTTCGCCTCCACACCGAAGAGCTTTCGGTGCATCTTCAGGCAGTGCGGAAGCCTGGTTCCCTCGTTGAAGGCATTGAATGACAGCTTCTCGATGAATGAGAGTCCGTCAACCTGGATGTTGTTGCACTTCGCACCGAACTCTACGCTCTTCACTTCCTTGCCTCTCACGATTGGCCTCACATACGGCTTGCTGATGCTCACTATCCTGTCCTTGACACTCTCGCGAGGATTGTTGTTCTCGAAGTGGGCCTTCTGCTGGCGGTACACTCTTGTGATGATTTCAATATCGCTCTTCTGTCTGACTGTCAGCAATTTCTCCGCGCCTGCATTCTCCCTCTCCAGTGTGCGGGTCTCCTTCAGTATCTTCCCCAAAAGGTTGAGCAGGCGTCTGGTCAGTTTCCTAGTCTGGACTTTCGTATGCCTGCGCCGCTTCCTGTACGACAGGTTGGCCTTCTCTACGTCTACGTACTTCGTCCTCGGACGGTGCACATTCAGCTTGGCACTCAGAGTGCACATTATCTCATATGACTTCTCTATTCCTTCCCACAGGAGCTTCGGATCCGTAGGATAGCGCATCTCGCTCTCGTAGCAGGTCGCATCCGTATACATCGTGTCCAGGTCCTTCATGTACGGTTTCCAGGCTCTTGCCAGTATCTCCTGCTGCTGTTGGATCTTCAGCCCGCGGGCCAGCTCCGAAAACACGTCGTCCAGAAGTTTGTAGTTCGTCAGAGGATGCATCGGGTCTATTCTCACATCGCAGAAGAGCTGATAGTGGACGTTGCCGTTAAGATGCTCCATCAACTTCGGGCTGCTCAGACCTGTGTACATCTTCAGGAACATCAGCGCAACCTTGCCCTCCGGGGTGAAGTATGTTTTTCGTCCTTTCTTCGCTCTCATGCTCTTGCTTATCAGTCCAAAGTTCTCTGCCATCTCACGTAGCGGCAGCCTCTTCCTGATTTTTCCCAGCTCGCTAGTCGCGAATGTCTGCCTATACAATTCATAAAAATCGAACTCCGTGAAAGGAAGATCGGGTGATATTCCAGAGAAATTTTGTACCTTAGCCATGCAGATTAATTTTTGCGATACCTCCAAATTTGGCTTTTCTAGGGCAATTGGAGGTATTCTTTTTATCTTTAGCTAAGATACAAATTTTATATTGCATTGGCAATCAATTCGTTATAAAGTTTTATTCTTTTTACGACAGTCCCTACATTACGTGTATAATTCCAAACAGCTCCCGCCCCATATTTTGGGGGACGGGAGCTGTTTTTTACATGCAACTTTCTTTTCAACCTTCACCTTTTATTTGTATACCATATATTTCAAGCAATCCCTAGGTGAAGACACTATCCTTTTCCGCCTTCACCCAGGGATTTCAGTTTCACCTCGTTTTTCGTTGCCACCTATTCATACAGACAGAAAAACACAAGGTGAAGGCAAAAACTGCTTGCCTTCGCCCTTTATAAGCATTGAAAAACAAAGTACAGATTAAAGAGGTGAATGAAACAACAATAACTGTCCGCAACATTTAATCAAAGACCTATAACCTATCCGGAAAAAGGATATAGGCTGCAAGCAAAAAGGGTATAGCCTATTTCAAACAAGCCTACATCCTTTTGAGAAATGACAAGCATCGCTTCCGGGAAAACTACCGACGGGTTTTGGACTGTAAAGCTATGCATTAGACATCGTAACTTTTGTTTCAAACTTTTTCCGGCTGAAACAGCTATTCTTCGGGAGAGCCATCTTATAGCTTCTATCTTTACGGTTGAAATCAACAAAATAATTGGAAAAATCAAATAAAAAATATCGACCTTCAACAAAAAAGAGGGAATGAATCTCTCCACTCCCTCCCTTTTTATATGAACGTAAAGCACGCCTTATTTACTGCAAGTACAACGCGGTTTGATCTGTTTGAAGAAATCGTTACCCTTGTTGTCTACCAGGATGAATGCAGGGAAGTCTTCTACTTCGATCTTCCAGATCGCTTCCATGCCCAATTCGGGATATTCCACACATTCGATGCTCTTGATGTTATTCTGGGCCAGGATAGCAGCCGGGCCACCGATACTACCTAAATAGAAACCGCCATACTTCTGGCAAGCATCCGTCACCTGCTGGCTACGATTACCTTTCGCCAACATGACCATGCTGCCACCATGGCTCTGGAAC